GCGATTGGGGCTGGGGTGGCGTGGGCCATAAATATGGGGTTTTTTGGATGAATGGGCCGTTTACTTTTACGGCGGCGGCGTTTGCGCTGGTCGCTGGTTTTTCGATCACCAATACGACGATTGACTTGGTGGCAGATCATCCCCCGGCATCGCTTACTCTTGAACTGTTGCGATACAATGGCAACGGCACTGTCACGCAGCGACTGTCTGGCAACTTATCGGCGGATTGGGTTGCCCGCATAACCCGCATCGAAAACGGCGTGAACCGCCTGCTGTGTGCTGGTGCAGGCGACGCCAAGGCGATTTACACTGGCGAGGATTCCACCTGGTCGGTTAACGATTGGGTGGGCGATGAATGCCCGGAATTGCAGCCGGGTGACATTGGGTCAGCGGCTTGGACGTACACAAATGAGTTCGGGTACTTAGTGACGACAACGGGTAGTTTTATTGTGGGGACGGCGGAATGACATATTCACTTGGCACTAAATCACGCGCGGAATTGCAGGGCGTCCATCCGGATCTTGTGCGCGTGGTCGAGCGGGCAATCCAGATCACTGAACAAGACTTCACTGTTTTCGACGGGATCAGAACGGCGGCGGATCAGAATGCACTCTATCGCCGTGGTGCGTCACAGATCGACGGTATCAGCCAGGTCGGCAAGCACCAAAAGCAAAGCGACGGGTTCGGCCATGCTGTTGACCTCGTGCCTTGGATCGACGGGGGAGCCGTCTGGGACTGGCCTGCAATCTATGTCATTGCCGAGGCGATGACGCAGGCGGCGCGGGAAAGCAACGTCAAGCTGCGGTGGGGCGGCTGTTGGGCCGTGGTCAATGACTTGGCTGGGGCACCTGAGAATTGGGTTGCAGCATACGTCAAGCGCAAGCGCATGGCAGGCAAGCGGGCGTTCAATGACGGGCCACATTGGGAACTGTTCGGCTATCTCTGATGATGCGCCTGTTTCGCTCATACGTCATCGGCGGCGATACCGGGTCACGCGAGGGCGCTTGGTTCCTAGTGGTCTGGCTGGCCGTGTTCCCGCTGGGCCTTGTCGCAGTGGCGGAATTTATGGGCCGAGACATGTCGACGACTGCGGGCGCGCTGGTGGTCATTGTGCCGTCTGTCCTGGCGATCTGGGCGGCGGCGCATGGCCTGCAAAAGATGATCGACAACGGGATCATGTCGCCAAAGCAAGTGAGGCTCGAGGATGTTCCGACTGATCGGTAACCCGTGGGTCATCCTCGCGCTTTGCGGCGCGCTGGCAGGCGGTGGCACATATCTGCGGGTGACAGGCTATAACGCGGGCTATGCGGCGTCTGAGGCGAAAAACGCCGAGGCCACGCGGGATCTGAACGACAGGCTGGCCGAGCGCAACAAAGCTGCGCGGGATCTGGCCGCAATGCTGGCCGCCTCTGAGCAAAGCCTTGATGATCTGGAACGGGAACTTGCCGATGATGCTGACACGTCTGACAATCGCGATCTTCCCGGTCTGGCTCCTGATCTCCTGCGGGGAATCGACGCCATCCGCTGACAAGATCCGACTTGCACCGCCTGACACGGCGATTGCCTCTTTGTGCGCCTTGCCTGCGCCCGTTGCGGGTCTGACGACACAAGGGCAGCAGGCAGCGGCGTGGCGGCGCGACAGGATCAATCTGCGCGTCTGTGCGGATCGTCACGCGGCGTTTGTGGCTTGGTCGTCTGGCGTGGTTGAGGCGGTCAACAAGTAAGCCACAACCGATCTTGCGGCGCGGGCGGTCACGTCAAGGTCGTGCGTGTCGAGGATGACGGCCTCCAATTCGTCCAGCATGTGTTCTCTATCCATTGTCACGCTCCTTGATGCTGGCGAGGGCGGCGGCGGCTCGTCGTGTGTCATTGCCTTATTCCCTTGCCGCGATGACGTTTGCTATGTGGTTGGTCATTGCGATTTCAGCGGCCATTGCCGCCAGCAAAGCCACCAGCATGACAAAGGCGATAATTGCAAAGCGCAGCCATAATGCGCGCGCGGCGCGAAGTTCTTTTTCTTGGTTTGTCATAGTCTTGTATCCCTGATTTTTATCAGCCATGCGGCGCACAGCCTATCCACCCAAAAAGCGCCCCCAGACGCCGCGAGGCAATCCGGGGGCAAGTTAACCGGGGAGGGAGTATTTCCCGGCTCCCCGCGCGGCAGGGAGGCGATGGATCTGGTTGGGCAGGCGAGCAGCGGGGAGGAAGTCGCCACCCGCCTGCGGCTGCGGGGAGGACGCAGCGTCTGTGTGGCGCGTCATGGAAGACACGCAATGATGATGACGAGGGCGGCGATCGGGCCGACTGTCACCGCAACTACGCGGGCGACGTGTCCCCAATCGGGCGGCGGCGCGGTCCAATCGTAAGGGTCATAATCCCGGTCTTCGCCCTTGATGCGCTTGATGTCGTCCTCGTGCATCACACACCCCCGATCATGGTGAATGCGCTGGACAGGCTAAGCCCGATTGCAGCCGTTGCGGCAACGATAAATGCCCAAGCGAGGACGCGGTGGGCGGTCATTCGCTCGCTTCCTGATGACGGGCGCGGCGGGCATCGAGCGTGTGATAATTAACGCATCTCGCATGAAAATCGCTGGCGGCTTCGAGGATCGTATCAGCGCCGCCCACGCTGTCTTCGTCTGCCGGGTCCGAGCATTGCGAAACGGTAAAGCTGTGTAGCGCGTCGAGGATTTCGGCCAATTCAACATGGCGCGTCTTGAGGTAGCGAAAGGCGGCTGTTGTGGCGTTCGCCCTTGGCATCGCGTCAAGGACGCGGCTGGCGGGGCTGGTAACGAGCGGGTTCTGGATGTTCATTGTCGTCTCTCCCTTGCGTGTTTGCTTGGGATGATATTACCCGCATCAATCGCAATGTGCAACACATTTATTGCGACGGGATCAAAACAGGCTTGAGCGTCTCAACCAAAACCTGACCATCCATCCGATACAAGCGCACATGATCCGGTTTCATCGCCTTTTTTGCCAGCCACTCGCGCGCATCTGCAATGCCAGATGGTGTATCTTGCGTGGCGAATACCACAAAGCCTGTCTTGATCTCTGCCATTTTTCGCCATAGTGTTGCGCAACACCACAAAGGGGCGATGCCATGAAAAAAGAAAAAGTCATCCACTGCCGAGTGACAGAGGCAGAACAGCAGGCAATCGCGCAAGCTGCTCAAGATGCCGGGCTGTCAATAACTAAGTACGTGATCCGCGCCGTTCTCGCACAAATTCCAGAACTTGCCGACTAGCATCGGCGGCACCTTTCCCGACAATCACGGTGTCGCCAACGCCCTCAAGATATTCAATCCAGTCCTTTTGATCTGGCGATAAGCGCCCGCCCTTCTGGCGCTTCATTTCGATCCACAGCCGCCACTGCGGAACGTAAAGATCAGGAACGCCAGCGCAAACACCCTCATTTTTCATCTTCTTAGCCACGCTGATCGCGCGGTGCCCGCCGTTCGGGATGTGGAATATCCTGACGCTGCCAAACTGCATCCGCCACCAGTTCAAAAATCCGATCTGCTCGGCGCTTTCGGTCGGCATGCTCAAAACGGAATTTCCTCCAACAATTCGCGCACACTTACGCCATTGCCGTCATCACTGCCCCATCCCAGATCTTCGCCCCGTTTTTCTGGCTTGCGCCCTTCGCTGTAATCAAGCTGGATGATTTCATCAAATTTTGGATTGTCAGCGCGCGGCTTGATCTTGATTCGATCCGGAATTGTCCAAGCAATCTCTGCCTCATCAATCGCGTCGTCAGTCGTCAGTGCCGTTGCCCCAAGAGCAGCCATGCGCGCGCGGTAGCGACTGGCCGCATATCCGCCGTGATCCGGGCAAAGCCATTCTGATATTGTATTCATGCCAATCCCATAAGTGACCTTGACGCTATCCGGCTTGCCATCCTTTTTGTGTCGATAATAATTGACGTAATCCACATCAACCCACTCGGCCACAACCTGAGACGACAACACCGCTCCACCATAAGCAAGATCCGCGTGATTAAATTCCGGATCAGGAAACTTGTGACCGCACGAGCAAAACCGCAAAGCCGCATGAACAAGCGACTGGCATTCTGGGCATTCCTTTACAGGCGCGTCACCATCGCCGCTGCTCTGGGTTTTATCCCGCACTTGCACCGCATCGATGAAACCATGCCGCGCGACATTGCCGCCAAAATCAAGCAAAAGGCAATCCGTTTTGCCCGGTGCGTTGCGCGTCCCACGCCCCGCCATCTGGACGTAAAGCCCAGCCGATGCTGTTGCCCGCACCAGCGCCACCAGATCCGTTGCTGGGTGATTAAACCCAGTTGTCAAAACACCGATGTTAATAAGGCAGCGCAATCTGCCAGCCTTGAAATCAGCAATCTTGCAAGCGCGATCTGTTTTATTGTCTGCACCTGTTATCACCTCCGCATCGATCTCGTGCGTGTGCATTTCGGCTTCGATCATTTTGGCATGGTTGACGCCGCTGGCAAAGATCAGCCAGCTTTTTCGATCCTCTCCAAAACGCACGATTTCCTCAACCGTCGCTTGCACCAATTCAGGATTAGACGCGGCCAGCGCCAGTTGGCTTTCGATAAACTCACCGCCTCGCTTGCCGACGTTCGTCAAATCAATCTGCGCCTTGGCTCCCTTTGATACCAGAGGGGCAAGATAGCCTTCGTCCATCAGCATCCCAACCGGAATGTCATATGCGATGCCGTCAAATATCGCGCCTTTGCCTTTGTGCAAATATCCGCTGTCAAGGCGGTATGGCGTGGCCGTCAGCCCGACAATTTTTACCTCTGGATTACAAACCCGCAGATCGTTTAGAAACTTGCCGTAGCGCGTAGTTGTGTTTTTGGGAACAAGATGCGCCTCGTCAATGATGACAAGATCAGGCGGCGGGATCATATCCGGCGCGCGCTCCCAGATTGATTGAATGCCCGCAAAAGTCACTTGCCGATCAAGGCGCTTCTGGCCCAAGCTGGCGCTATAAAATCCAAGGTCCACATTCGGCAGAATGCCAACCAATTCCTGGGCGTTCTGCTCGATCAATTCTTTGACATGCGTCAACATCAATATCCGCGTCCCGGTAAAGCCCAAAGCATCCTCTACCAGCTTCGCCAGGATCAGGCTTTTCCCCGCGCCTGTCGGCGCTACAATCAACGGATCATTGCCACGCCCGTCCGACCAGTAATCGTACAGCCCGTTTATGGCGTCCTCTTGGTATGGCCTGAGTGTCAATTTCATAGCGCGTCCTCCGTGACGTTCTCCCAAAAAAAGCGCGCGGGCAACCGGGGGAGGGCCGGGATTCGGGGATCAGCCTAGCCCGCGCAGTGCAACACTAGAACGGCACCCACTCAGATGCAAGCTTTTCGCTGTTGCCTTCGTTTCTGATGATCTCGCCGTCCTCGGTCACATATTCCACCCAGTCCGGTGATGCGTCATGCACATCCCACGGCATAGCGTATGGGTTGAAAAGGTGCTTTTCGCAGGCGGTCCCAAACGCCTGCCCATTGGAACAGGACCAAAGACCATCCCCGCCCCGCTCTGGCGAGGCATGAGCGCATGTTCGGCAATTAACTTCTGGTAACTTGCCGAGATGACAAACGGCGCTGTAGTCGCAAAACTTGCACAGATAAAACGCCGGGTCTGTGTTTAGCTTTGCCGGTGGCTTATCCGCGAAAATGATCTCACCCGCTTTCGCCACCAATTTCAGCGCAATCGCCGGATCGTATTTGATGCGCTCCATGTAAATCGCGTCGGTGTTTTTGTTCACCGCGATAAACGCGCATCGGTCCAGACCCGCCAGGTGCATACCGATCTGGCATTGCGCGAAATATACGGGCTTGGTTTCCTCGCAGCCTTTGTTTTCCATCGCCCGGAAATTCTTGTCGTTCATCGTTTTGAACTCAAGCGTGTGCGGCTGGCTGCTTTCCTTCAAGCCCTCGGCCACGCCATCCAGTGACAACGCGAAGTGTCCGTCGTGAGCTGTAAACCTGATCTGCTTACCCGTGTCCGGGTCGCGGTCCCAGACCGTCACCCCCACCGCGCGCAGGTTCGCCAAAATGCGATCCTCTTCGCGATCGCCCGTCTGAAACAAGCGCAGCACTCGGCCATCAAAATACCCTCGATCCATGTGCCGGAATTGATACCAAAGCGCGCGGCTGCACTCATTCCCGATCTGGCTCCCACCCAAATGCGGGCGGTGGTTGTCTTTTCGCTGGGCCTGATACCACTCGAAAATTGCTTGCACAGTGGGCGGGCTGTTAAATTGCTCAAGATCCATCACACCACCTCAAGAACAGCTTCACCGACACCCAGCTTGGCGGCGGCGTTCAAAATGTCGTTTCTCGATCTCGGCCAGCCGTCGCCAGCCATGATGTGCGGCGCGTGGTGCTTTGCCCACATATACGCATCAAGTCGATCTGCAAACGCAAGCCATTCAAGATCATCACCGGAAAAAAGAAAAGAAGCGCCCCAAAGATTGCGCACTGCCTTTCCCTCTGCCGCGCGCAACTCGGCACCCACACGCCCGATCTTTCCGGTGTGTGGCATGTCGCCCGTTACGCTCTCGCCATCGTCGTGAATAAGCGCCTCCGCAATCAGTCCGATGGACGGTTCTGGATGCAACGCCAGAATGATGCGCGCCACCCGCGCGCTATGTCCGTCAATCCGGTCAACTGTGTGACACAGATCAGGATTGGCATGCCAGCGGCGCACAAAGCCCGCGCGAAAGATTGCTTTAAGATCCATTTTATCCTCCAATACATCCAGCAAACGGGGCGATTGCTCGCCCCGTCAATCGATGTACTAGCCCGCGCGCTTCCACGGCGGCGTGGCCTTCTGCTCGGCAGGTTGTGCTGCCGTCCCGCTGCCCTTGGTCGTGGCAGCGTATTCTTTGATTTCGTTGCGCGCATCATACCCGTTTGCGGCTGGCTTAACCGAGACCTTTGCCATCATCGGCTTGTCATGCAAATCTTCAGACTGGCGCGGCGTCATCACACCAACCGCGCGGCAAATGCTGGACAAGGTGCGCTGTGCGATCTCGACCGCCGTTTGGTTTGGATTGTTCAGGTTCAGCAGATCAAAAACCTTCCGGCCCGCATGCTCGCCTTCAATAATCTCAAGCGTCAAATTGAGATATGATCCAGTTTGCGCTTTAGTCGGCTTTTCCTCAGATGCGCTGATAACAACCTTGTACCAGTTGGCAGGGATCGGTTCCCGGCTTTCTGCTGGGTCTACATTGTTTGCGTCAAATCCGTTCAGTTCCATGTGCGGTTTTCCTTCTACTGCGCTACATATTCTGCAAATGGGAATGCCCCGGCCAGATCAAATGGCAGGCGTTCCGTGATATTGTATCTGTTCTTACTGATGTTGCTTGCGACCGGAAAGCAGATGATTTCGCGGGCACCGTCGCTGATCGCGCGTTTCTTGCCGCCTTCGGTCCCGCGCAGGTTTGTCACCAGCCGGATAAATGCCACCATGTCAGCGTTGTTCGAATAGTGATGAACGCAATCATATTGGCGGGTTTTGTGAAGCTGGATTGTGTATCGGCTGTACTTATCCACGTCTGGAAGTTCCAGTTCCTCAGTCGTGGCGTGGGCAATGAAAACCACATTCATCCCGCAATCGGTCACGAGATAATCGCAGGCTTCGCGCAAATCTTGGTGCATCTTGTCCAGCATCCCAAAGGCTTTCCCATAGCCGCCATGTGCTGCCGCCATGTTTTTGCATTTCGGGTTTGGTTCGCTGTCGATAATCTCGCGCTGTGCGATCTTTTCAAACTGCGTCACGCTATCCACAACCAGCGTTTTGCGGTCATGCTCCTGCGTTGCCAGCGCCTCTATGGCGTCGAAAATGTCCTTGGTGGACTTGGCAACCGGAAACAGCATAGCGTCCGGGTGGCCGTCAAGGCTGGCCGTTCCATCCTCTGCCCGGATAAACACCGGGCGCGGAAACATAGCGGCGAGCGTCGTCTTGCCCATGCCGCCCTCTGAAAACAGCGTGGCAATCATTGGACGCCCCGCAGTCGGACGGCTCAGGCTTTTGAGATCAATTGCCATTATTTCGCCTCCACTTTCACGCCGACCTTGCCGGGTGTTGCGATGAATGCCTTGGCGATCTTGGCCCAGACCTTCGGCTCCTTTTCAGCCAAATACTTGCAACCAGTTGCGTCGGCAGTGATTGCCACCTTGATTGGCTGCAAACTTGCGTCGATCTTGCCCTTGACCTTGGCCCACTCGGCCAGATCGATCTTGCGAGTGATTGGCTGCGTCATCGTAATTTTGTAATCGTCCGTATGGCTGGTCTTGCTGCCCTCGGCAGGCACCTCAAATGCCTCCGCAAGTTGCACCTCGATCTTTACGCGCAGATCGCGAGCCTTAGTTTCCGCGCTCTTGGCGGCAAGCCAGTCTGCGCAAAGCTGATCTCTGTTGTCCATCGTTTGTCTCCCTTTCAATTCGTTCACCCTAAACCACGGCGCGACGTGTTGCAATAAATTTATGCTGCAAACAAATCAGCACTGACCCGCTCAGCATCTTTCAAGTTAGCGTTCGCTTGCGCTGCATATTCTGGCTTTAACTCAAACCCGAGATAGCGGCGCGTCATCTTGACTGCCTCATATCCGGTTGACCCGATCCCGTTAAATGGGTCCATGACCACATCCCCCGGCTTGGTATACAAACGCAGGCACTTCGAAATTGCGTCAAGCTGCAACGGGCAAACGTGCTTTTCGTCATTGACCGCCTTGACCCGGCGCAGCACGTTTCCCTGATTGATATCCATCCAAACAGGGCTTGCCAGTTTTTGCCACTCGTAAACGTCAAATTTTGCGTCATCCATCAAGACCGCCAAAGCCTTTTCATCCAATACGGTTTCGCAAAGCCCATTGCGGCGCAAATCGCGCAGCCATTCCGTCGCGATCTTAATAGCAGTCTTTTCATCACCCGGCGCTGCGTGTTTGACTGGCGAATAGTCTGGGTCGCTTGTCTCGCAATCCTTGCGGAAAAACAGCATATAGTCTGGCATTCCTACGCGGTTGAATGTGCTGTTGCCACGGATGTTCTTGTAGAGCAATCCATGCGCCTTTGTGCGCTGCATCTCCACCACTGGATCTTTCCAGATCGTCGCGCGCCCATGATAGATTAACCCGGCATCAGTATGCGCGCGGATCAGATCGCCAGAGAAGTCCTTGAGACCGATTGCGCCATCCTTGCCCTTGCGCATTGGCAGATCAGTGCAGTGTACGCAAACCATCCGGCCTGGGCGCATCACGCGGGTTAAAGCCTCTGCAAAAAACGTGTATTGACTGATAAAAGCCTCGCCCGTTCCAGCATTTCCAAGATCGCGCTCGCTATCGCTGTAAACGAACAAATCCCCGAATGGCGGCGAAAATATGGAACAATCAATGCTGTTTTCTGGCATTGCCCACATGCCCTCGATGCAATCGCTGTTGTGGATTGCCCATCCGGCTCCGCTGTATTCTGGCTGTTTCATTTCGTCTCTCCCTTTGTTTTGTACGGACCTTGAAAAACGCCTTTTCCCAAAACGTCATTAGCTTCTCTTTTAATATTCCAATCATCTATTGGCTCAAATGTGTCCCCTGCCTTTTTCCACTTAGTCATAGTTTTCATTTCTATATAAAATTCATCACACATCATACTTCTCCCTTGATCCATTCTGGAAATGCCAGATCAAGTGGCCTATCATATGCCGTTCTGGTTTTCCCGGTTGACTGCGCTTTCGCCATAGCCTCAGCCATGCGCTTTTTCATCTCGTCGTGTTTCTTGCTTTTGACGTTGATCGCCTGCCAAATCACATCCTCAGTATCAGCGATAACGATATCATTCCGAACGCGCTCTGACTGCCCAAAGCGATGCGATCTGCGAATTGCCTGATAGTGCTGCTCATAGCTAAAGCTGATCGAAGCGAAAACGGCATGAGAACAGTGCTGCCAGTTGACGCCAAATCCTGCCAGTTTTGGCTTTGTCACGATGGCGCGAAACTCGCCATCTGCAAACCCCAAAAGGCGGCGCTCTTTTTCCTCTGGTGTCTGGTCACCTCGGACCTCAATCGCGCCGTCTATCATATCAGCCAGCATCTTGCTTTCGTCATTCGTCTCGCACCAGACAGTGACAGGCTTGTCATGTGTCGCCAACTCAGCCGCCAATTCGCATCTCTGATCTATCGTCAGACGCTTTTCCGCGTGAAAGCTGGTTGCGCTCATTTCAGGGATGCGAAACAACATGCCCTGATCTACGTTTGTCATCCGATCAGCTGCGACTGTGTGGATCTCGCGGTCAATGTCCGGCAAAATATATCCAGTATCATCGCCGCCCAGATCGCTCGGCAAGCTGGCACAACGCGACCAAGACGCCACGAATTGCCAGAAATCCTCTACGGCATGACCTTTCAGCCGCCAATCCTGTGACGCGGTTGACGTGTCATTGATGAACCATTGGGACAGCATTTCCTGCTGCCGCATAATGCCCAGAAACTCTGCGTGGTTTCCTAACTCCATATGATCGTTTGGAGATGGCGTAGCGGTCGCTGCAAGGCGATACGGCGTATCCCCAAAGGCATCTTGCAACCGCTTGCGGGTCTGACCGGCGAATGATTTCAAGATGCTGCTTTCGTCTAGGACAACGCCACCAAACGCGCTAGGGTCCAGCTTTTGCAACCTCTCGTAGTTCGCCACCATGACGCCCTGCCCGACCTCGGACTGCTCCTTGATCTGGCGCGCATCAATGTTAAATTTCTGACCCTCTCGGACCATCTGACCAGCCACAGCAAGAGGCGTCAGGATCAAAACTGGCTTTCCAGTTTCATCGCTTACCTGCCGCGCGAACTCCAACTCGCAAAATGACTTGCCAAGTCCGGTATCGAGAAACATTGCAGACTTGCCGCGAGTTAAGGCAAAATCAACCGCTACCCGTTGATGATCTTTCGCCATGTCGTTTATCGGCTTTGCAGCCATCCCATGAACGTGTGACGACCTACCCCTGCCAGATATAAAATCGCGGTATTCCTGAAGTGACATTGTATATCCAACCCATAATTTTCACTTTTTAATTAGACCAATCGCGGACGTGTTGCAACACAATAATTCAATGCAGCTCCGTTTTCCATGTGTGAATGATGGCTGGACGCCCTCCGCCAACAGGCTTAGACACGCTCTGCTCAATCGGAAAATCCTCACGGACCATCGCCAAAAGCCCGTCTCGATTGGGCTTTCCAAGGTTGCCCAAACCCGGCACAATCTTAAGCAATTCAGATATTTTCAGCCCGGTTGAGCCTGCCGATTGTATCGCTGCAGCAACCTGTTTTCGCAGCGCGTCGGTCTCGCCCTCTGCCATGTTGTCAAGCATACTCTGGATTGCGCGCTCGGCGTAGAAATCCACGTAATCAATCGCCCAGCGCGTTGCTACGTCGTCAATTTCATCCGCCCCCAGCGACACAGCCACGATCAAAGACACCCTCATTGCAATTTCCCGCGACCTATTCAGCATGGACGCAATCACCTCGGCCTTAGCCGCGTTTTGGCGCGCAATTATCGTGTCTTCATATTCCTCAAAAAGCGCATATGCGCCCTCGGTAAAAGGCAGTTCAATCGGCTCTGGCGGGAATTCATGACCCTGATCGGTCAGATTGCCCCCAGCGTTGGCAGACGCACACCGCTTCGCCCATTCCGTCACTTTGTCGGGCGGATCAATCCGCGACGGCCTGCGTGATCTGGATCTGGGCAGGCGGCTTTCCACAATCAAAAAACGGTTGAGCAATCCGCTGGCCACGTCCTTGCCGCTGATCGCGTTGTAAAATGTTTCCGGTGTCGTCATCGCCAGGACGGTCATCGAGGGGTTTTTAATTCGGATCTCGGTAGATTTCTTCTGCGTCTCAGTCATCGCAACCGTTGAATAACCTCGGTTCTGAACAATCCCCGTTTGTCGCCCAAATGCCTCCATCATCATCGACAGAGCCTGTTGTTGATTGACGCTCGATCTATTCCCAGCAGCGCTCAAATAATTGCCAAACTCATCGATTACAGCCACATGGGCAGGCCGTGACTTGAGCGCAGACAAAACACCGCCCTCTGACGTGTACCCGGCTGGCCCCATTAAATCATCCAGACCAGACGCGGCCAGCGCGGCGGCAATCGAGGTGCCCGCATGCTCCTTGCCAGTCCCTGTTTTGCCGACATTGAGAAAGAACAGGCTCGCCATATTGTTCCCGCTGCTGATAAATCGCTGCCCCATGACAACCGCGCCAAAAGCCAGCGCTGATTGCACATCAAATTGCGGCTGTGGTTTGATGCACGTCTTGGCAGACCACGCCACGAAATCGCCCAAAACACCCGGTACCGTCAGCAGATGACCGGGCACCTCATCAGTCGGCACCGGATCGCGGTTTTTGGATTTGGCCCATGCCTCGGCCACGCTTGCGCCGTGCCGCTGCATTTCGCGATCTTCTTCGCTTGGTCCCTGCGGAAGCCCTTTGATCTGCAACAGATCGGCGGCATCCTTTACCGCTGCCTGCATGTTGCCCAAATGCGAATACGTGCAAAACACGTCGAAGGCGTCAAAGCTGTGAGCCGGGTCGAAAGGATCGCTTGCGTGGTGGCTATATCCGCGCCCATTGTCAAAAATCACCACGCCCGGAATCTTGCTTGTTGAATTAGGCGACAGCCACCGCCCCCCGATCTGGCGGTATCCAGCACCCGCAAGGGCGTCTGCCAACGGCGTGGCCTCGTTATAGGCGGCAATCACAGACTGCCCCTCACCCTCGCCACGGCGAGGCTTTGGCGGCGGCTGGAACTCAGGTGAACGCTTCCAAGGGCAAAGGTCGGCCATCTGTGGTCGAAACCTATCCCACTCGCGCCAGATCGTTAGAATCTGATCTGGGATTGGCGGCAGGCCATCGGCAATGCTCGGCCCCGCCCATCGGTAGGGATTGCCCGTGTCAGGGTGAATGCTCGGCGGCAGCACGTCTTGCACAGACCCAGCGCGCAATTCGAAAACAACCTCTGTTCGGCGCGGATCGCCATCAACAGGCCAGCTTATTTTTCGCGTTGTCAGAGGATCGCCATCGGGCGCGCGAAACAGCACCTTGCCCCGATCCGGACGCCCCACAATGCGCGGCGCGCTCGCCGTTACCGCATCAAGATCGATGTTGAGCGCATCAAAAATCGTGCGCGTGTTTTCGAGGTGATCTATGTCAAGCGCAACCGTCCCGCTCAAGCTGTGCAACAGCCCGATGTTGTGGCTTGGGTTTTGCGTCCAGTATTCGGGCGACGTGGATTTCGTCTGCCAGCCAAATGTTGATGGGGCTTTTGATCCTGCCGGAATGCCGACAAGCGCAAGCCCAAGCTGCGCATATTCAAGCGCGTGTTCATGTGTGGATTTCATTTGCGGCAAGCCTCGCACTTGACTTTTTCAGTTTTATGGCTGGAAAATTTTGTCCTTCTAAATTCCTTCTTGAAATCGCAAGACGCGCACTTGTAAACCATCATGTCGGTCCTACCGATTTGGGATCTGCAAATCAAAATCCATCCAAATTTTAAGGACTGATCTCGCCAGCTAAGGTCACGGCATGTTTTGCACTTTGCGTTTGCCGATGCGGATTTTGGTGTCATTGACTGCTGGTGCAAGCACTCTACAGCCTCATACTGAAATTTATCCCCGTTCAGGCGGAAAAGCTGCTCCCAGTTGCGCTTGTGGGAATGTGTTGGGTTGTGTAATGTTTTAGATGGCATATCGAATTCCTTTCAACTCGATTTGTCTGGGCAGGTTGAGCGCGCCACACGCTCCCTGCCCGCCAACATAAACAAAAAACCATAATATGTTCAAGATGGAAAAATCCTTTCCCGGATGCCAATAAACCGTTTATCAAACTAATCGGCGCATTTCGAAAATGTCAGAGGCCGTATATTTACTACATTGCTGAACAAACAAACTCGCTTTCAAAACCCCAATGAAACAAGGCCTCTCTCTATATATATAATAAAAAAAAAGTTTATTTTTATATATAGTAGAGGGGGTGAGGTAGAGGGGTATGGCTAGGGGGGGGTGTTATATGTGGAAATTAACTATTTTACCCCCGCGCAATAATCGTGTTGCAATTTAACGCGAATGGCGGCAATGTGAGGCAACCACGATGGAGGGACCAATGGCAGCGCATAGACGCAAACGCGGGGAAACCGCAGAACAGATTTTCCAGCTTTACCTAGCCGGGTATAGGCCAGCGGAAATTGCGAAGAAAACAGGCATCAGCAATTCAGGCATCACAGTGCATCTAAAACGGCTGGAACCGCGCATCCTCGCAGAGACCGGCAAGCCAGCCCCGACGCCGGAAATCAAAAACACCCTGAACTACACCCGAGACAAAGTGTGGGCGCTCTACCACGAATGCGGAATGTCAGAGATTGACATAGCGGACGCCCTCGCGCTTTATCACGGCACTGTTCGCAAGCACATCAAAGCCAAAAAGCAGGAACTCGGTTTGATCGAAGACAACGCACCGCGCGCAAAGATCAAGCCACATGCCCGCGCTGTGCCGATGGGCGCAACGCCAGAACCAGACCCAATCGCAGAGGCTAGAGCAGCGCACGGCGGATGGACAGACGACAAGCGCGCAATCGTCATCCGCACCGGCGGAAAATATGCCAAAATTGCCAAAGCAGCCGATAAGCTAAAAATGCCCGTCGCGGCGGTTGCGGCGCGATGGCTGATCGAAGCCAGATCATGATACCACTCGCAGAGCGCAGAAAGTACCGCCCGACGCCGACCACGAAGCCAACGCCGCCAGCCGTGCAGGCCATGATTGACGCACAGGCCGCATATGCCAATGCGCAGCGCGAATACGAACGCCTCGACGCAGAGCAGCAGGTCCACGCAGAGCGCACGCAGGCGGCACTGGTCGCAGCGCGCGAGGCTTACGCAGAGATGATGGTGGCGGTGGTTAAGGCGCAGAGGGCGGTGGGATGAACAAAAAACCAATCACGCCCGCCGAAGAGCGCGCCGTGTTCGAGGCTTTAGCCGTTGATGGCGTCTTATGCGGGGATGTTGTCCAGATGACAGGCATCGGACAAAACCGCGCGATAAAAATCATGGACCGCTTGGAAAAGCAGGGCCGGGCACGCCGCGAGAAATGCCGAGACTTCTCGACATGGCACCAGATCCCCGGCCCGACGCCGGAGATGGAGCAAGACGCGGCAATTCGGGCATATTTCGCAGGCATCCAGAACGTCGCAACGTACAGCCACGCGCGCAAATCGCACAGGACAAGGCTGAATTTGGAGCGCAGATTGATGAAAGGGGGCGCGTGATGGGCCAACGCCAAGCATATCAGATTGAGGCGCAGGCGGATCTCATCAAGCAGCTTTGGGTCAAAAACGAGCAGCTACAGAAGCTGGCCGACACACAGCAAGGCATGATTGACTACCTGCAAAAGCGGGTGGCAGAACTGGAACAGAAAACCACGCCAGCGGCCCTGGCCGAGTTGGCATTTAAGGGGGTGTCTTGATGGGCAAGGGCAGCAAGGCAAAGAAGCCGCGCGTGAAATTCAAGCCGCGCGAATTGGGCAAGCAGGCAACAGGCCAGCCGCCACCGCCGAAGGGAACCGCAGAACGCCCCACAGACGAGCGAAAGGCGCGCGGGGTATGGATAGAGCCGCAAGGTGCAATGCGGGCGTCACAGCCCACTGTGGACGTCGCTAACGACGCTGTGGGCCGCATGTACGAGCGCAAGTTGATCGGCAAGGCAGAAGAACAGGCCGCGCGACGGTTCCAAGAGATCCGCGCGGCTTACCTCGCAGAAATGCCCGATATTGCGCAATTCAAAAGCTGCATTGCCGGATCGGTGCCGGGCTATGACGACGGCGACGGCAACCCGGCGATATTGGCGGCGTATCGCAAGATCGAAGCCATGATGACACCTCACCAGCGTTCACTTGTCATTGCGCTATGTGATGGCGGGCACATCCCTTCGACTGTGCGAGCATACCAAAGTTTGCGGGGCGGGCTGATGGCTATGGCGGGTGTTGACAGGCCACGCAAAAACGTGGTAACCGCGATGTGACTTAATGCGCCCGGTGGAAACACTCGGGCGTTTTGCATTTGCGGGGCACACCATGCGCGCATTCATCCAAGCAATAGCCGAGGCAATGCGCCAGCCACCAAGCCGCCACTGCGCCGACCTCATTCGGGACGGGCACGAGGGCGAGGGGATAGATTAAGTGTCTTGGCAGCACGAGGGTAGCAGGCACGAGCGCGGCTATGGCTACCAGTGGGT